AATTACCTCCGATGTGCTGTGAGGCATGCATGATTCAATGGGGATTACTTCACTCATAATTTTATCCCGCGATTTTTTAAAACTTTCGGAATATCCCACTTACCAGTAACTGGCTCCCCAAGGAACTGTTCAGGCATGTAATTCAGATGGTAAAACGATTTCAATTTACCATCCAAAAGGTCGCTTTCAAAATCCCCGCTACTTAAATCGTTGGGCAGTTTTCTCGAATTTCCATTTACGTACCGAACGAGGTAAGATAAAACAACATCTTCGTTTTCGGTCATGTCGAACGGCCTCAAATGTGTTTGTCTGATGTAATCCATATTTGTCGGTGTCAGATTCGCTATCGCTTTGGCTGTCGCGCCACGGATGAAAATCAAAGCCCCGCTCATGTGTGACCAATATCCGAACTTGGTGATGTATGGCGGGTCGTGCTTGATGCCGATAATGTCCGCACCGGTAATGTGGTCAAATACGTCTGAAGAAGTAAACACCACATCGCTATCTACACTCAAAATATAATCGTCGTCACCGATTGGCAATTGATCGACCATACCGCACATGTATCCTACCTTAAGCATTGACGCATTCCACCCCGCCCCGTTTTCGTAGAAAGGAAAACGGTGATCTGTATTGATAATCACCGGGGGTATAGCCAGCGTTTTGCAATACTTCTCAAGCGTTGTTTTCATCAACTCCGAAAGAGCATAGTCACGGTTGCAGGAAAAACAAAAAGGGTAAATCATAAGTCTCTGCGGATAAATAAAACGTCCAGCGAATGATAACGAGGCTCTACCTGGTGAAATGAAATGTGATAGTGTTTGTACATCTTTTCCAGTATACTATTGAAGTGTCTATCATGAAGTGACTTAACCGTATGCTCATGAAACTCTACCGTTACCTGCTTAGGTATTGGTTCCATATTCAAAAGTATTTCGTACTCACTTCCTTCAATATCCATCTTAAGCAAATCAATATCGGTTCCGATCTCCGCGTAAATTTCTTCCAGCGTGATCAGCTTAACCGTTTTAGTTTCGCATGGCCGGTCCGGTCCGTTATATGGAGGTTCATTTATGCCTTTAATGAAATTAGCCGTGCCATCACCAAAGAAATAAGCTTCCGTTTCTCCTGATTGGTGACTTAATGCAGCGTTTCGGAAAACAGTATCCCCAGGAACTGCATTATCATCGAAGTTTTCAATATCCAACGCGAACACAGATGCGCCAATAAGAAATTGAGTTATTTCGTATTCAAGTTGCCATCCACGACACCCGGCATCAATTGTCCATCCTCTTCCGTCCTGAACCATTTTCCAGTCGAATGTATGTCCATCTCTTGTTGTTGTCAGATCCATGGTTTTATAATTACAGCGGTTTTCCAATCCGGGTGACCTGGCTCTTTATGTACAGCCATCGTCATCCCTTTTATTAAGTCGCATGTCTTGCTCCATTCATTAGGCTCCACACTAGGTTGATCCCAGTTGTCAATGATAAGTATGCCTCCTGGCTTTAGTGCCTCCAATGCGTATTCTGTGCAGTCGTCTCGGTAGTCACCATCAATGGCAACAATGTCGAACTTTTTACCCCAACATGACAACGAACTTCGTAAATATAAATCTTTGTCATTCGTGTAGTAGGCATCCGACATATTGGCCCACTCTGCATCACTGTCAACCGAAAAAACAAGTGCGCCGCGTGACCTATACCAAAGCGTTGAGTGTCCAGCACCGTACTCGAAAACGTTCTTGCCTTTCAAATCCCACGTATCCAGTATTTCAAGGAATGGACGTGTGTACCATGGCATTTGAATCCCATGCTCGTCTAGCGTTAGCCAGTCTTCGATGGGTTTTATCATGGCTGCGTCATTTTTGCGTATTGGATACTGTAATCTACAAACCACTGCCAATCCTCATTAGGCCACACCTTCATAAGTAGGTCCATGGTGTCGTTCCACTTCTTCGTGTACATCGTAGCCTTTTTAGAACGCTCCGGTTCCTCGTCCTTAAGCTCCCAGAACACTTTGAAGATATCCCGGTGTAAGTGAGCGTCAACAAACTTTTCGTGGTTTAAATGCCAGTCTCCGCGGTCTACACGCCAGCGGGCGTAACCGTTTGAGTATTGGCCGCGATGCTCTGGAATGATACCTTCTCCGAAGTTCTTTATATTACTTGTTATAACATTTTGATCCACAAACCAAAAGTCATAGAAATCAGGGCTTTTTGCTTCAGGTGAGGAATCAAGATCACGTTTTATCAGCACATTGTAATCACTGAAATCCAGTTTCATGAACTGTTTCCACTTCTTCTTTTTAGCTCCGATATAGCAAATCGGGTAATGTTTGTAGCCGGTAAGGTCGTCGCCCCACACGGTAATCTTTTCCGCGTCAAACTCCCAGTAATTAGAAAGGGCCATCATATCTATATCGCCGGTCATGATGTAATCATCTTCTTCGATGAATGGCAAACAGGCTGCGTAAAGCCTGGATATTTGTGTCACTGTATCAGACCTGTATCCCGGAATAGACTCAACGCGCCTTGTAAGAACATTACCCTTACCTCCACCTGCATCAATGGTCAATTGCTCAATGTCTCGCAATGGGTTATCTATGCCGTCGTTGCTTCTGTCCCTGTTAAAAAACAGGATAGGCGTACATCCTATTTGCTCCCAAGACCAGCAAACCAACGGAATATAAAAAAGATACTCGATGTTATCGTTTACGCTTAGGATGATGTATTTTTTCATGAGTCGTTATTTAAAATCCTCCCTGTACTGCCAGTAAAACAGCTTATCGAATTCTTTCATGTTCTCAAGTTCTTCATAGTCCTTTCGAAAAGGGTCAACATCCATTAAGAACTTCATGGTCGGTGCTTCATAAAAGCCTGCCGCCCCGATGTGACCTGCTAACAAATTCGTTTCAGTAAACGCTGGATTGATCGGCAGTGTAGTGTCTGGACATCTGTAATGCCTTCCATTCCCTTCGGCAAGATCATGCGGGCGACCTTTAATGAAGTGTTCTGTGGCGCTTGTGCAAAGTTTTGGGTACATCACTCGGTTAAGAAAATCCTGATCGCTTCCCTTATGATGGTAATTGATATCCGGAGCCATCGCCAACAATCTATCCCAGCACGTTTCCGCCGGTGATCCGAATTTAAAGATGCTGTGGACGTAGCCAGGAATAAAGCCGATCATGCCGCCCATCATTGGTATCGTATGGCTTATTGAGTCAGTGATGCAGTGCAATGCCTTGTCTTCCTTTATCCACTCGTCGACCATCTGTCGTTCTCGGTAAGTGGCTATTGAATCCAGGTCTCTGCAAATCACAGCCTCGTATCGCCATTCAGGATGGTCGTAGTCGAAAACAGTTTGAACACGCCGAAGCATGGCGCGGCAAAGAGGTTCATTGTTCGGGAATACACTGATCCTTAAAAACCCTTTTGATTCATGCCAGTCAAAAATAGGCCGGTAAGGAGAATTGTACGTTGCTTCGTCAACGTTAAGCACTGTTATCCAGTCGTCGCCGTAGATTAGGCGGTTGAACCTAATATTCAGGTGAAGGCCGCGCAAATATGACGCAAAATCGAAACAGTTGTGAGCGCGTTCACGATCGAAGCCAAAGAGGGCGTAACTGATTGCTTTCATTTCTTTGAACGATATTTGTAATAATAAATAACTTCCTCCTGATCCCAGTATTCCGTTGTGATCAATCCTGATCGCTGAAGTTGTTTTGAATAATCGTGATCCTCTCCCATGTTTGTCTCCGGAAATTTCATCTGAATCGCAATCTCTCTCTTAATGACGTTTAGATGATTATTGTTGCGATAATATACATTATCTTTCTCAAACCAGTGATCATACAAAAACGAATGAACAAACTTTTTAGGGTTAAGCCCATCCTCTGTTATAATTCCTGTTAGGCCGCAAGCATCAACGCCTTTTTCAATTCCAGCGAAAGCGTGTTTGAAGTAATTCGGCCCGATCTCGTCGTCGTCGTCAATGAATGCAATGTAGTCTCCTTTTGCATGTTCTAAAAGATAGTTCCTCTTCTTGCCTATAGAGTATATGAAATTATCCGTGAACACAAGAATCTCAATTACTCCAGAATACACCCCAAATATTTCACCAATTTTACTCCCTGTATCCTCATGTACAAATGTCATAAGTGTGTCAGTTTTTTCAGCCGGAGGGAACTGGCTAAACAGCCTTAACAAGAAATCTTCCGTATCAGGCGTAGTCGGAATCAGTATCGATAGTTTAGGATTTGTCATAACTCCAATAATTTATAAAACTCAAAACTTGATTCGTCAACGATAGATTTAAGATGAACCAAATCCAGATCGATGTTCTTCATTTGCATTACGTGCCCCTTGCCTCCGCATAAACCGCGACCATGTTTAATACCAATATTCGGATTTTGATCATGAAGCAATTTAAAATGTTTCCCGTACCGAAAGCAGTAATCCCAGAGTTTTATATCCAGAAATTTATGATTGTCTTTCGGCCACACAAATTTATCGAGCGCGGATATTCTAAACCCGGTAAAGCAAAGCGATGAGTGCGTAGGATGTTCGAAAGTCTGCCACGTTCTATTCTTCAGGTTGTAGTAAGTCGTGTTGCCGTAACCTACAAAGTCAATGCCGTCAATGTCGCCGAACTGTTCGAAGTAATCAAGTCGATAAAAATCGTCGTCCTCTATGACAAACACAAACTCAAAACCGTCCTTCTTTGCAAGCTCAATGCCTTGTCGAATTCTCGGAATCAAATCTACATCTTTGCTTAAAGGTGGATCGTTCAGGATATAACTTCGCTCACCCATTCCCATCAATGTAAGTCTGGACGCACAGTTTTGTAGGAACTCGTTACGTTCTCCTGGGCGAGTGGGGGTGATGGTGCAATAGTTGGTCAAAATCTTGTCCTCACTTTGTCGGTGATCTTCATAACCATTTTCACGCAATCAAGTGCCATCTTTTCTAAATCGTCATCAGTCTTTATACACTGAATTGTTTTCCAGCGATCAAGAGCGTGGTTTGCTGAATCCCTTTCGTCGGTCAGTCGTTTGTTTTCTTTTTCAAGACCCTTGATATACTCTATCAACTGATCCTTTGTTTTCTTCTGTAACATAAAGTGGTAATTGGTTATCAAACGCCGACCCTTTCGAGCCGATAAATATTTCTACTCCTAACTCCTTCAATTCATTGAACAGTGAAAGATAGTTTTCAATCTCTCGCTTTGTCTGTGGGTTGGATTCGTTAAACGTTCCGTGATTCTTGAAGTCTACTCCCCATAGAATAATCTTTTTGGCCCCCAAGGTGTATGCCAATGAAATGGCAATGAACGGCGACGTCTGCGAACTGTAAACCTGTCCTCTCCGTATTGTTCCATACCAGGTTACAAGCGGAATCTTAATCCAATCCGGAAAGATCGACGACCAATTTGATTTGTTGCAGTAGAACCGTTCATGAGGCGTTCTCTTTATAATCTCCATTCGTTCCTTACTGAACTGATCCGGCCGATTGCAAATCAAAAGGTAGTTGAAAGCCTTGCCCCACCGGAATGCGTCGTTAACACCAATGCAAGTACCTTCTGGTAACCAATCCTTAGCGCTGTCTCCGGTGGCTATGATGGTGAATGTCATCGGCTGATAATTTTTTCAATCCAACCCTTAAATCGTCCTGACTTATAAAATTCCAAGAACTCCTTTTCGGTTGTATTCGCACCAAGATAAGAAGCCCATATAGCTGCATTAAAAGTTGAACCGGCTGGATAAGTCTTGTACGGATGATGCCAATCTCTAATAAGTCTGTAGTATTCCTCCTTCATTTCTTGCAGTCCTCAAGGATTAAGTTACGGATGTATTCAGACCATGGTATATCTAACTTCTTAGCCTTCTGATAAAGGCACATGAAATCAGATTTTCTCATCTTGAATGTTACGCGTCGGTCTTTCTGTTCAGCCATTTTGTTACAACGAACGTACAAACAAACCCGGTAAAAACAAACCACTACCGATATTTTTCTGGGTAGCGGATGAAATCAGGGAATCCAGCATGAATAAGATAGCGAACGTTATCGAAAAAATGTCGCCCAGCATCCTTGGTCTTGACTAATTCTCCTTTTTCGTCAACTGATGCCTGAACACAGTCGTTGATAGTCTTTTTGCAGTTATCGGTGATGAAAACGTTCGCATGCTGGAGTACTGAACAGCATAGAATACGCGAATCCTTGTGCGCCATGTTTTGCGCTGGAACTATTAATTGATGGTCGGATAGGCTTAACATATCCTTGATCAGCCTGTAATGGCTCATATTCCCACGGGTTATCGATGTTCGATTCCTGCCAGTGGCATCGCCGGTGACCTCAATGGTATGAACGAATCCAGGGTAAGCAGCTAGTATTCTCTCGCAAACTTCCTCGCTGGAGCCTGTTTTTATCTCAATTTCATCGAAAATGTAAAGCGTGTTGATGTCAATTTGCTGGCCGATTAAGGCTGTCATGGGCTCGACGTTAAAATCGAAACTGGCACGAATAGGCAAGTGGCGGTTTGGCTTGAATGATCTGGTGGTGTGCTTGCCGAGTGAGAAATTATAGAAATATGGCTTATCTACCGCGAAAGCCGTCCAGTCACCGTCAATCATCCTTGCCTTTGTCAGTGGGTCTAAATGAGCCGTGACGTTGTGCATGTACACCTGATCATTGAAAAGGGCTGGATTGTCGCTAATCTTCGCGGGTTCATAAAACCAGTCCCCTGGCAAAGTGTCGTTATTGTACCGCTCGTAAACCTTCTCTTTTGGCCAGGCTAATGTCGGGTTAACATTCGCAATTATCAACGGGCGTGGCATTTTGTCGATTAGATGACGTCCAGCCCGTATAAAGCATATTTTCAATAGATCCTCATGAAGTTCCTCAATTTGCTCCAGAAGGAAACCGTTTACCTCCAACCCTTTAAACCGGTCAAAATCCTTATCATCCTCATAATTTTCGGCCATGAACATGATCTGGGAACCATTGGTGAAGTGGTAAATAAAGTCCTGCTGATTGAAGGACTTAACGAAATTAGAAGGAACAAGCTTTTTAAACGATTCTAATGTGGTTCTCTTTAGAGTTGGAACTGACTCACGGATTACGCACCACTTTGAATTTGGGTAGATCCTGCAAAGAATTAAGAGTGTTGCCAAGCAAACATATGTCTTACCGCCGCCCATTGCGCCGCCGTAGCACAGAAATGAATACTTTCCGGATAAAACAGCCTCGATGAATTCTTGCTGTTTAGGGTAAGGCTCGAAAATGACTTTAGTACTCAATTTCCTGGCCGCCTATCTTGATGACCTGTTTTTCTACTGTGCGGACATCTACCCTCTTAGGCGCGTCGTACCCTAGCATTTTGGATATGCTGTCCAGGGCTTTTTGTTTGTCGTAAAGCTTTAGTTTGACGAATTCCGTTTCAACATCCTGCTCTGGCTCACCTTCTCTGATTACTGATGTCTTCCTTATTTGAGTGGTTATTTCCGCGATACAAGCCTTTTGATCTGGCGTCAATGATTCGAATTCCTTGCGTTCTATCCAAGTATCGTGAAGGTGGGCAATTGAGCTAAAGGCAAGCTTTTGATGCTCCTGAAGTACCTTTAAACGAGAAATTCCGGCTAGTTCTTCAAGGTTCTCCTGAAGTACCTTGCAGAAGTCTTTTACGTTGTCTTTTGTTAGCAACTTTGATGCATTTGCGCGGGCAGTTTCATCGGTAACGCCTGGATATGCTACCTTGTAAGCCCTTGATCCATTGAAGTCATAAACCCATTCTCTGCAAAAATGCTTTTGACTTTCTGTTAATTCACCTTCTTTTGCCATAATTGTATAGCCCGTAAATAACGAAGTTAACTAAACATTTAGTTTAAAGCAATCATTTCCTATCAATTAGCTCCCATAATACTCAATTTGTAATCAATATAACTGTTGTGGAAGAAGCCGTTCCCTTCTACCCATGTGTCAATATCAAGCTCTCGGCCAGCGTTGAACGCATTTTCGTTATCCAACTTAAGCTTCTCGTTCTGCTCACGTAGCTCCACAATTTCTTTAACTCTTTCAGCCATAGTTCCTCCGGTCATCAAAAGGCTTAGTTCTTGGTTCGCCTTGTCCAGTTGTTCTCGGAGGGAAGAGTTTTCAGCCTCAATTTGATCATTCAGTGATGATACAGCGCCATGGGAATACCCCAAGTTGTACCATGTTACGCCGTCGTCGGAATCTGAAAGCATAGCCATATCAGATATTCTCAATCTTAACTCACCATTCTCGTTCTGAAGCTCATCTCTGATTGCTGTTAGCCTATCCCTCTCCCCTTTAAGGGAGGCGTTTTCGGCTTCAAGCTTAAGAATCTGATTCCACTTCTTTTCGTTAAGATCGCGGTAGTATTCTAGCGTTGGCATCTCCGGCTTATCTGTGTGGCTATTTTCCATAAAATTTCATTATTGCTTCTCTGGTTGAAATAAGTTTGTCACATCCATCAACCGAACACTGGAATGGCCCACTAACCTCTTTAATGATCGTTGAATGTGTTGTTATCATTGTGATGTACCCCATAATCTCTATTTTGTCCAGTATCGCCATAACATCAGGCCAACCACCTGTAAACTTCAACTTTTGATATTGGTCTAATCCAAGGAAATCAGCAGAAAGTAATTCAAACTCCTTCATCTTCGTTCTGTTTATTAGTGCCTTCGTGGTTCAAAAGTGACTCAAATTCCTTACGCCGTTCACTCCAAACATTCATATACTTAACGCTTTCAGTCAGCGCCTTCACCAGCTCTTCGTTGCGAGATTCAAGGGCGGCTATCTTGGACTTCAATTGCTTAACTTCTCGCTCGTATGAGCGGCAATCGTTGCACTCTGCATCATATTGTTGGTTGGTATCAAAGATCATGGCTGCTTACGGGTTAAATTTTTAAATTGATCGCCGGCATTAATCAATGCAATATCGATTGAATCACGTTTCCGGCCAGATGATAGACCATGAATATATTCAGTTAAGAAGGTAATAACATTGGCGGCTATTGTAATCCTTCTCAAATCATCCTCATCACAATGACTCTCCCCGTGCGCTTCCTCGATAGGCTCAATTATTTCTAAAGCACAATCAAGTCCATATAGAAAGTCAGGCTCAAGACCTGGTCGGTACAGTTCATTTATCTTTTCCTTCAGCTTATCCTTGTACTCTCTTAGGCGCTCGGTGGCGTAAAGTTCGGCGGCGAGGTCAGTCAATTTAATAAGCCCCTTAACTTCATAATGAAGATGGTAACATCTTTGCAGGTCGTCCCAATTACTGAATGGTTTTAAATGGTCCGGTTCACTTATAGGCACTGGTAGATTTGTAGCCACATTATTCTTTGCTTCTTGTAGTGTCATCATTTCATCTTTTTTAGTTCTGCTTTCAAATAATCTATTCGCTCCTGAAGTTCAAAAGGCATCCACTTCTGAAGGCTGCGTTTCTTTGATTCTATGAACGACAATACTTCAGGTCCTTGCTTATGTTGAATGGCATTCCGGAATCTAATTTGGTGATGCTGATCCCACAAATTGCAAGACGGACAGACAACATGAACGTTCCGAATGTCGAACCTTAAACTCATTTGATCCCTGTCAATGTAGTGGCCCGCTTGCATCTCCTGCCATCTGGCTTTTCGTCCGCAGATAAAACACTCACACTTTCCGTTGACAGAATTACCCCGCCTCAACCACTCGCTGAAAAGGCCGTCTAGTTCTTTAATTAAGCTGGATGTTGCGGTTCTGCCTGCTTTCTTTGCTGGTTGGTAAAATGTTCTTCTCATAGCTTACAGTTTACGCACTCGGGGATCATGATTTGCCGTAATTAAGATGCACAGGCACAATGACATACGATCCTTCAGGAGCCTTAGAGATTGCCTGAAGGGCTTTATTCTCGTTATCACATTTCATTGCATAGCCGACATTACCAGTAAACGATTTCCCGTCAGCGTGCAGGTAAACGTCTTCGTGGCTTGTAAAAACTTGAATCAAATACTCTGTCTTCATTGTCTGTTCCCCTATTATCTAAAAATTTCCTGTTTTTTCAATCAGGCTGTTATTGCCTTTCTCATGCCGTTATGCTCTTCTATACGCGTGCGCAACTTGTCAATGATGGCATCGTATTCGTTAATCACATCTTCGTCATTGCCGAATTTACACCACCTTTCGCGGTCCTCCTTCATCACATCCAGCATAAACATTACCTGACTGATTGAAAATATATTGACGTTCATTTTTTGTCTCCCCTATTATCTGACGGGGCGGTTAAAGATTAGTCGCTAGATGATGAACTTCCGGAATCGCTTGAGCTTGAGTCACTCGACCCAGAATCGTAACTTGATCCGCTATCTGAAGAACTCCACGAATCAGTACTGCCACCACCGGAAAAGTCACCACCTCCACCATGATCATGGCTATGTGAATGGCTGCTGTGGTGATTGTCGTCGCTTAACATAGAGCCTAAAATAATACCATTGGTAAGGTCGTTTGAACCTGAACTGGTGGAGTAGTAGTCATCGTTACGGCGTCTTTCAGAACGCTTTGTCCGTGTGCTGTAGTTGGCCTTACTATTATAGTAAACAGATTTTTTCATATTGGATAGCACATTGCTAGGCTTTGGCTGTGCTTGCTCTGGTTCTTCAGTCCTGAATACCCTATAAAGAACATAGCCGATTGCGGCAAGTGCGATAAGTGAAATGAGGATTATCATAATTTAGTTTTTAAGTTTCTCAAAATTAAGGAGAGGCTAAACCCTTCCCGGTGGAAAAATTGTGGGGATGGCGAGAATCGAACTCACACCCTTACGGACTCCAGACTTGCCGGAGCTAGGTTAACCAGTATCCTAATCATCCCTGTTTTTTCAAAAGTGGGGGTAGGCCATTTACCTACCCCGGTGGAAAATTTGTAGGCTAAGACCATGCCGCCTACCCTCGCATTGGCTACGTTTATCGCCGTTGGTTTCAATTGTGCCGGACAGTAGACGCGCTCTGCACACGTTCCGCCCGGCCCTGTCTTTCCAGGCGTCAACGACCTTTATTCTGTAGTGTGCCTCTGGTCGCCGTCATCGGCTCAAATTTCATTGGCCTGCACTATCCGGTTTCGAACCCGGAAACTAAAACGACCCTTTGTACTTCGGACTCGTTCTCGCTTGTCATGCAGGCACTCTTTTTAGTTGGTGTGGAGCCGGAGGGATTCGAACCCACACCCGTCGATTAATACGACGGTAAATCCACAAATCAGCCCCGTTTGCGGGTCTTTCCCCGCCTGTCAGCCAGTGGTGTGTCACGATGACTCGGGCTGCCTTTTGGACTTTTGGCCTTCTCCAGGTAATAACCCCTCTTAGGGCTAAATCGTATCACCTAATACTCATTACTACCGCTACAGGTTCACTACACCGATACTCTACGATCACCCTCTCGGTTCGCTCCTGTGGAGTCACACCCACACGGGACTTTCTTAAATATCTTTACAAACCAACCCCCGCCTAGGTGGTTATCTCAAATTAACAGGAATCTTTTTCCTCCTGTTGCTATATCCTATAGTTGGTCCAACCATAACAAAAAGATGCCTG